GAATGCGCGATGCCCCTGACGAAGAAAAGAAGAGTCAAGTCGGAAACTTAGTCCGCTATTTAGAAATGGAACTTCTTGATTCTAACTGGGTAGACAACGGGAAGGATGTTTCTGGATTGCAAGCTATTGCCGCTTCTGGCCGTGCTTACTGGTTAGGATAGGTGCTGGCGCCAATGCACTTAGTTATACTGGAGAAGTATATTCAGTAGACTCTCTGGAGGTAAAAAGTGGATAAGCGTACCGTGGCCTCGGCTCACAAAAGAATTGACAGCATCGAAACTCAATTAGTCGCGCACGAAGCGGTATGCGGTGAGCGTTGGAAGGAAACTATTCTGCGCATCAAGAGAATCGAGGGAGTAATGATAGCAACAGCGGGGAGCATCATTGCCATGCTTGTCGCTATCCTAATGAAGATGACCTAGATGATCTTTGAAGCAATCGCTGTCGGGAAGGTAGCGCTCGATGCTCTTCAGACAGTGCGTGGACTTCTTGAAGAAGGCAAGGGTATTGCCGAAGCTGGCAGAGACCTCGGTAAATTCTTTGATGCAAAAGAGAAGATTGAGGGTCGCATCTCATCTGGCAAGGCGGGTGATGAAGAGTTCTGGGAACTCGAAAAGATACGCGCCGCCGAGAAACAATTTTACGAACAGATGGATTGGTACGGTCGCGCCGGACTCAAGGACGATTACTTGAGATGGCAGAAAACGCGCAAAGAACTCAAAGAGAAAGAGCAGAAGCGTGAGGAAGCTAAGAGACTGGCTAGAAAAAAAGCCATACAGAATGGATTTCTTTATACTGCTGTCGGCATTGCTGTTCTCGGTGTGGTGGGCGGGGCCGTGGCCTTACTACTTTGGATTATTAGTCTTAAAGGAAAGTAGATGATCCTGGTCTTCGCGTTGATAATTGTGATTGACGGGAAGCCACAGCCACAAGATACATCGTACTGGTATAGCATCAATCGGTGTAATTACTTTGCTGAAAGGACCGGGAAGTGGCGTTACAATTACTGGACCAAGCGTAAGGTGGACGCTTACTGCGTACCCAAGAAAGTCAAGAAAGGATCTGTTGAGGTACTGAGATGAGTAAGATATTGGAGACCTATGATAAGGACAAGAATGGCGTTATCGATTCGGATGAGCTTGCTCTTATTGAACTTGAGGATCGCCGTCGTAAGATGGAAGATGAGGACGCTCAAAGAGATTCGATCAGGAAGATGGCGTGGTTTGCGCTCTTTGGTTTACTGCTTTATCCCAGTGGTATTTTTATATGTAGTCTTGTCGGACTTGATAAAGCGGCTAGCCTTATCACTGACATCGCAGGGACATACTTCATAGCAGTGTCCGCCCTTGTTGCTAGTTTCTTCGGAGCCAGCGCATATCAATCAAGGGGGACTAGCAAGTGATACAGGCATTGTTGCCCATGATTGGGGATATCGCTGGAGGCTGGATCAAAGGCAAGGCTGAAGAGAAAGCCGCCGCGTCTAAAGCCAGGGTCGCCAAGGCTGAAGCTGAAGCTGAGGTGATGAAGGTTGCCGCTACGCACGAGGCGTCTTGGGAAAAGATCATGGCCCAGGGTTCTAACGAATCATGGAAAGATGAGGCGTGGACCGTGTGCTTCATCGTGATAATTTCTATGTGCTTCATTCCGCACACACAGCCGTATGTTGCTAGAGGGTTTGAGGTCTTATCCACCACGCCTGATTGGTTTCAGTGGGCAGTGTACGCAAGCATCGCGGCAAGCTTTGGTTTGCGTGGAATGAAGGGGCTGAAGAAGTAAGTGAGGTATATGGATATGGACGTAGATAAGTTAAAAGACCAACTAATTCTACATGAAGGCTTAGAGCTAAAGAGTTACCAATGCAGTGCAGGATTCATAACGCTCGGGGTCGGGCGCAACGTCGAAGAGTTAGGCATCACCGAAGACGAAGCCAGATACCTTTTGGACAACGACATACTGAGAGTGACCAAGGAACTGGACGACAACCTCCCGTGGTGGAGGGACCTGAGCGAAGTACGCCAGAGAGTCCTAGTTGATATGGTATTCAATCTCGGCATCAGTCGATTCCTAAACTTCAAGAATATGATTGCCGCACTAGAAAGCGGGGACCATGAAGAGTCAGCCGCTCAAATGTTAGACAGCCGTTGGGCAGACCAAGTTGGTCAGCGAGCTACACGCCTGGCGACTGCAATGGTTGAAGATACGCTGGAGGTTTGACATGAGTCTTTACGAGAACATGAATAAGCGCAAGAAGAAAGGCACATCGCGCCCTGCGAGTGAGTCAACGATTAGCGATAAGACTTACTCTATGATGCGGCGCAAGACCGGCGGGTTTAAGAAGAAGGATAAGGACAATGGCTAGCTCTCCTGCATGGACTCGCAAGGAAGGCAAGAACCCAAAGGGTGGGCTGAACCAAAAGGGACGGGACTCTTATAAGGGTGGCACCCTAAAGGCGCCCGTAAAGAAAGGTGACAACCCGCGTCGCGCTAGCTTCCTTGCAAGGATGGGCAACATGAAGGGGCCGGAAAAGAAGAACGGTGAGCCAACAAGATTGCTCTTGTCACTCAGAGCCTGGGGAGCATCAAGCAAAGCTGACGCCCGTGCAACAGCAAGGGCTATCAGCAAACGGAATGAAGCCAAAGGTTAGCGCATCCATCTAGGGGCGCAGGTTACATCTACTACGATCGATGTAGGCCTTCCGTTAATTGCTCTCTTTGTCCATATCGGAACGGCACGGAGACCTGATGTCTCGCACTCCTTGATAGCATCAATAGTTTCTGATCTCGACATCGCATACAGCGTGTCCTCTAATACCAAAGTTTGATTTGGCGTTTCGCTCGTAGGCTTAGACGCCCCGCTAAAAGCGGAGCATCCTTGCACTGCGGCGCATATGAGCATGATTGTAATCATCTTCATTTTTTGCTCCGACTATCTGTGTTAAGTACAGCGTCTGGGTTGCGCAGGAATATTGACTGATTCTGAGGCTTCTTCCTGTGTTCAATGTCGAGCCTATGAATGTCCATCCTGTTTGCAATCCACGCCTGCCTCAATAGTTTACGCCAGTGATGTCCAGCTTGACCCATTGTCCCCACCTTGATTCCTAGCCTGCGGTTGCTGTCGCTCTTGCGGCTCATTCACATAAAGGTCTGCATAGCATGTCGCCGGGAATGCTTTGACATCACCCCCAGGAATGCGCTTCTTGATTGTCATCTGTAGTTGCATGCCGTTGTCATGCATCAGTTTATGAATCTGATCAACGATAGCCTCCTGCTCTGGGGTCATCGGATTCCTGCGACGGGACGCTTCGTCCCATCCGTTATCCAATTGCAACCAGCACTGCACCTGATAGGTTTCGTTAGCTGGCATGTCGGCTTTAAGTTTCACTTCGGCTTTTGATATCTGCGCTCTTGGCATGATGCTCTCTCCTTTGTTAGAACGGTATGTCGTCTTCTGTGTTTGGGTTAGGTAATGGGGCTGGGGTTGGGTCGTCGTTTGGGGCTGGTGCCCCACCATCACTCGGAACCTCTCCTTCTCCTGGGGACTCAGTAATCTTCCCCGCTCTCTCCTTGACAGCATTTTTAACTAACTCCGCGTTGGCTTTGTTTTGTTTTTCAAACTGCTCAAGTTTGTTGGCGTTTGCGGCCAGCCACCCTTGCAGTTCTCCTTGTGTCTGAATGTTATTCACCTGGCGAATGTAGTCCTCCGCCAGTTCAGCGCCAGTGCGTACGTTCGCGACTGGAGCAGGTTTTGCTGTGCGCTTGCTGTTCTCCTCCTTTGCTTTCTCTTTGCGCCCGACTCCATCAAGCTCATTTGCGCTGGCATACTCCCCACCGCTGAGACCGATAGCACTGAGCGCCCTACCGATTGCAGAAGTTTCGCAGTTCTCTATGGCTGAAGTCTTATTGACTAAGCCTACGTCGCGCAATTCTTCTGCATGCCCTGTGCCGAGAGTGACCGAGGGCGAGTCAATAGTATGGATGATCGCCTTAACAACGACGCGAGTGCCGTCATCGATAAGTATCTGTGTCGAGACACCAACGTCCAACCCGTGATGTTCGCGCAATGCTTCCATTCGATGGACAACCTGCGTGTATAACTTGCCGCCTTTCTGCGTAACGCCATGCGTCTTGTTCAGTTCAGCAACGTGGGCCATTGTGTCAGCCCACTTCTTTCTAGTCTCCATTATTCGATGCTCCATATTGATCGTGCTTCTTGTAAATATCCCTCTGGAGCGTTCCATCCTAGGTTATCCCAATCGGGATAGACCAAAGATAGCAACTCGTGAGGGGTTCTTGCGGCCTTCAACATATTCTCAGTGATACGATTCATCAGCCTTATCTGCTTCACAACTTCCTCCAGATACTCTGGCTTCAATTGATCGCAGTTATCTTGGTTTAAGATTCTGTAGTCATCTTTGTTTGCGTATAGTAGCCACACCGGCTTGCGTCCATTGATCTCCCATCCACCGGCGACCTGATAGACGTTCGCAATATCGAAGCGACCACTCAGATCTTTGGGTAAATTGTTATTAGCGAACCCACTCTTAGTCCGTGAGTTGCGGGTAGACCATTTAGTTTTGAGGTCACCTACTCCTGCATAGTCAGGCAGGTTCTTGTGCCCAAGCTCATTCCCAGGCAGTGCCCCGTATAACTCTGTCTCTCCGAAGATCTCCGAGCCAGCCATCACTTCCCGCAAACCAGCTAGTGCGCTCTGTATCACGCCCTCTAGCTCAGTCTCATACTGCGTCCACTTTGCGGCGTCGATGCCGTCATCCCAATCGCGTGGGATGTACTTCATGTACTGTTGATAAGTAGACGCCATAACTTCTGCGGGGTCTTTACGTTCAAGCAGGATTGCATCGCATGCAGACTGAACCAGCCTGCCGCATAGCATGTTGGCATTGTCTGAACCATTGTATCCTTGATCCAGCCGGTAGATAACTTCCCATGCCTGTTCTTGTTGCACGTTATCAGAGTCCGGATTCTTGATGACCTCCCAGGCGCCCCTTACTTTAGGACGGACCACGCATTTATCGAAGAACACTTTCGCTTGGTCGCGGTTCTTCATGTTGGAATGCCAGAAATAATTGTGGCGTCTCGCCCAATCAGGGATGATCATGACTGAACCCCCGTACCATGAAGCTCTTCAATTAGCTTTCTAACATATGCTTTGGACTTCATCCGCCTTGGTTTATTAGCTGACGATGCGCTACCTGCAGATACCTTGCGCACGTTTCTGTTGTGTCGCTCTGTCGGTTGCACCTGCACCGGAGCCAGCACTTCTTGGTAAAAGTTTTGGAGCGCGAGCCGCATTCTATTGTTGCGAATCCTGTACAACTTACGGACCTTAGCTTCAGTCAAGCTGTAGCGTTTAGCAACTGACGCAATGGGTTCGCCTCTGTCAACTAAATCACAGATACGACCGATAGCCCCTAGGATATCAGAGACTACCCGATCAACGTGGTGGTCCTCCGTGGCGTGCCTGATTAAATCTAAATACTGATGCATATTTCACCTCACAAATTGCTAATGATTTCTTTTTTTACATGCACGATAACGCTCGTGTACCACCCAGGCGCTCGGTCATAAATGATCTCTATGTGCCTGGGGTATTTCTCTAAGGCAGTATCGAAAAACTTGGCGAAACTATGTGACCCCCCGTAATACACGAAGGAATGTTTGATCTCAGGTACGGTAGTGTACGCGCCGAAGTTTGCGTTAATTGCCGCAACCATCGCTCGCATTTGTACACGAAAACTTCCCTGCATAATTTCAAAATCCCACGCTTACATATAGTGTCTTAGAAAAATACTTGGTCAGCGTATTCTTGTTGACGTATCATGTCAACCATCGATAAAAGTCTGATTCATCGTGACGCAGACTGAAACAGGATGGGACAATGACACTAGATCAATGGCGCAAAAAACGAGGGTATAGCTACCGGGCATTAGCTCAAATGATAGGGGCTTCTCATGCTTCTGTGGTTCGCAGATGGTGTATGGACTTGGATGATGATGACTTCATGATTCCGAAAACGAAGTACATGCTGGTCATTTTGGAGGTCACAGCGGGCGAGGTACAGCCAAACGATTTCTACATTCGGAGGTCGAAGTGAGCGGTGTCAATGGCAGAAACAAGGGGGCCGCGTTTGAACGGCAGATTGCGGGCATGTTGCGTGATCAATTGGGCATCGACTGCAAGCGCAATTTGATGCAGACGGCAGAAGGTGGTCACGATTTGATTGGTTTGCCGGGGTTCGCGATCGAGTGCAAGCGATACGCTGTGATCAGTCACGGAAAATTAGACAAGTTCTGGGCGCAATGTGTCTCACAGGCACAGAGAGTCGATCTAACGCCATGTTTGATTGTGAAAGGTGATAGACAGCCGGTCAGAGTTTTCATCCCTTGGAGCGGCTTAGGTTGGGACGCTTATCAGTGGGACAATTTTAATTGTGCGGCTGAAATTTCGTTTGAATTATTTTGCGCAATCGTTCGCGAAGGGTTGACCAAATAATCTAAAAGCATTACGCTCCGCTTGCGGTCCCGGAGGGGTACGTGTTCAGAACACGTACGTGTTAAGCATGTACGTGTTACTAAACACTTTCTTATTCAAAACACTTTCAATGCACGTGCTATGCACTGTCTCAAATTCTGTGGATAACTTTCAGGCAAAAAAAAAGCCCGGCGAACCGGGCTGAAGACACACAGGGGAGTGTGTTAGATAGTCAGTGAGTGACGATACACGATCGCCATCACTGTTCCAAAGTGTTTTTGATTGGGTCTAACCGCACGATACCCCTGATGAGTGCGGCTAATGTGCATCACGCTCAGATGATTGCGGAGCATGATTGATTTTGCATCCGCTAGCGCATCTAGCGGATTGAGTTTGAATCCAAACATGGATTGTCCTTGAGCCTGTATTGGGCAAATCGTTTGCCGTTATGTTTAATCATGGTCGAGGTGATATTGTATCCCCTTCCTCTCAGATCATAAATGCGAGCAGACAATCGCATACAGCCAATTTCCATCGTGGATTCCCACTGAGTGATTGAACCATTGCGTTTCATGAATGCCAAAATAAGGTCGCATTGAGCGCCCTTGGTTTGCTCCTCGGTTGAGTCGAAGTCTTCAGACGGATCGATTGTACGAACGATCGCTGATAGTGCGGCAGGGCCGCTCTCCATTGTGCGTTCTGCGAAATCGTCTGCCGCATTTTTGCTTTCAGCATAAAAAGTGACAGTCCCGCCGTCAGAATATTCAACGTCGATTGCGTGCTTCATATTGTATTTCCCCTTGATGTGCGACCTGTCTTATCAATACGGGTAGGTCACATCCCGTAGACCGGGCGAACCCGGTTTCGACTATGCAAGATGGTTCAAGTGGTGACGCTTGAGCAACCCAAACAAATATTTTGTCGAGCTTTCTAGCTCATCACCAAACACTCTGAACTCTGTGTGCAGTACGCACTCTTCCATGAACATTGGGACAAAGTCACAGTCGAAGGGTTCATCATAATCAAGCTCATCCTTGACCATGTTGTAGACCTGTTCGCATGACACAGCCAACTCTGAGATCTTGTCTCTTGTATGAGCCATGCCGTGCTGTCTTCTGAACGCCTTCAAATCGTGATCGTCGTCCAATTCTTGGAAGTATTCATTGATGACCTGCGCTGTGAACAGCAGTTGGTCAGCCTGAATTCCGCACACTTTTTCATTAAGAATGTTTTCCATTTTATTTCCCCTATGTGATTGCCCTGACATCGTCAGATCGGGTAAGGCAAGGTCCCCGATGACGCACCCGGAGGTGCGTTTCGTCTATGCAAAAAGCTCATCAAATTCAGCAACCTGAATTGATAGAACGGATGTGGCTTTGTTGTCGAGACCAATGATGACCTCGATTGCACGGCCTTGGTTGCTATGCCAGACAGCGGTCAGTCCGGCATCTTCAAGATCATGCACCAGTTGCTGTGCATGCATGTGCATCTGCGCTTCCCGGCGGTCACCTTTCGGATACCACGGGAAATTAACGTAAACCTGAAAGCCGTTGGTCTCTAGATCATTCGCCAGCACATTGTCGCTCCAATCTGCATGCGATTCAGTCCAGAAATAGCATGGTTGGTTAAGCTCCTCCATGCGGGCTTTGAACTCCTTGAGCATAGATTTGTTGAGACCTACGCGGGCAGAGACTTTACGCTTGGGCCTGCTGTCACGCATGACACTTTTGAAAGTTTCATACTGAGCCGCCTTGATACGCTGAATGATTTTCATGTGATTCATAATGCTTCCCCTGTGTGTGTCATCCTGTCTAATCATGCCGGGTAGGATGAGGTTCCCGACGACACACCCGAAGGTGTGTTTCGACTCAAAGGCAAATGCGTATACGTTCGATGGTGTGCTTGCCGCGTACCAGCCGGTGATCGACTTTGACGCGACGGCCAACGAAGGCATGCCAGTCATGCGCTTGCACCCAATTGGCATTGCAGGGTGTGTAAAAGCACTCTGCTGTGCCGGGCTTGTTACCGATCAATAGCATCCAACGTGGGTTGCCATTACGTGTGTTCAGTTCGCGTGATACTTGCAGTACGTTTGCATGTGTTTCCATGATATTTCCCCTGTATGTGCCACCCTGTCTTATCAATACAGGTAGGGTGAGATTCCTGTAGACGCCCCGGAGGGCGTTTCGACTATGCCATTTCAACCGTTTCTTCTGTCACGTACTTGCATGTGTATGTGACCTCATCGCCTTTGAATCTATCGAACACCTTGAAGTGCTTAGCGACAAATCGAAACTCGATATCTTTACGGCCTCGATACGCATGTTCATTTTGAAACTGCCAGTTGACAGCTTTGAGATACCCAACGTCGAAATCATCGTCTGGACTCGGTTCAGCGTCGAATGTTCCACCGGGATGTGACACCCGTTGAACTTCAAGCATCGGTATCCATTGTGATGTCTTCCATTCAGACCACTTGCGGCCCTCTTTTTTGCGGTATTGACATGCATATGAATTGGCTTGGATTAGATTTTCCATTGTATTTCCCCTGTGTTGAGATACCTGTCTCATCAGTGCCGGGAGGTAAACCCCGGTCAGACGGGCCGAAGCCCGTTTCGACTTATGCAGTTGTGATGCCCTCAGCAATGTAAATTCGGTTGAGGGTAAGCACTAGATCATGCTTGGTATCAGCGCGGGCGATGACTTTGGTGAAGCCGTCCGCATTGCGTATCGATGTGTCTTTGGCAAGCCACCGACCTCCAACTTTTAAAACGGAGATGTGTTCGTTGCCTTTGACAACCCATTCTGCTGAGTCTGTTCCCATGCCGTTTCCAAGCCATTCTGTAGACTTAGTTTTGGTCAGCTTGATGTAGTTTTTCATTTTGTATTCCCCTGTGTTTGAGATGTCTTCATCAGACCGTGGTCTCTCACACCACGATGACGGGCAAGGCCCGTTTCGACTTAGTACCAATCGGTTGACCGTAGGACCGCCCATGCAAGGATGGTGATGCCCCAAAGGATCAAGAAGGTTTCTTCTGCGCCAGTCATCAGATCACCTCCCAGAACTTGAGAGTGCCAAATGCGAAAGCCGCGCTAAATGAAAGAATGATTAATAGTTCCATGTGTATTCCCCTGTGTGTTGCCCTGTCTCATCAGTGTGGGTAGGGCGTGATCCCACAGACCGCCCGGAGGCGGTTTCGACTTATGCGCTTTCAATCAGCTTTCTGATTTTCTTGATGACTTTGCGTTCTGCTTCAGCCATTTTTTTGTTGCCGTACGCGATGGCTTCTTGAGGTGTTTTAAATGATTTGGCGCGAGGTGCTTGTCCGAATCTTTCACCGTTCCGTTCATTTCTCAGAAACACTGTAAAATCCCTTGGAACGAAATCTTCAGGTCTGACCCAACACCGCTTTGACCATTCCGCATTCTCGTCTTTGGTGTAGTCAAACTGCCAAACCAAAAAACTGAATCCGATGACTCTGCCTTGAGCATCTCGCAATCCAAATTCTTTGCTTTCTTCAGCGACAATTTTTTCTTCACGTGAACATGTAATTAAGTTAGTCATTGTGTATTCCCCTGTGTGTTTCGCGGATACTGCCGCTCATCAGTCAGGCTGGTTGCCTGAGACACTAGGGGGGAAAGTTAACTGGTTGGTGCGTGATGCGAATGCTTGAGTGAGACCTTGCTGAATCAGCGGAACCCCGAAGGCGCTGAAACCATCCGGAAACCAGAAGCACCGTCAAGGCGCAGACCAGATAACCAGTAAGCAGGTTTTTAAAGAGCTTTGAACCGGGGCCGCCGATCCGTTGAGAACATTATAATCATAGTGTGACGCATTACGTCAACACCTATGTGAAATTTTTTTTGAGGGGTACACTGTCAAGTGCGCGGAAGCGTGATGTTCCCTCACTTGCCCCGGCGCAGACCGGGGACTTTTTAGGAGAGACGATGTGGCACGAAAGGAACGAGTAAGCAAAGCGCAGATGAAGCGCATTTGTGATGAGCTATGCGATGGGCGATCGCTAACCAAGATTTGTCAGGCGGATGAGTTGCCATCGTGGCGCACTGTGCTCCGCTGGGTCCAAGAGGATGAAGATGCCCACGAGATGTATCGGAAGGCCAGAGCGTTGCAGGCAGAGATTTTGCGCGACCAGATTATTGATTTAGTCGAACAGCCGCTCCCGGACGATCCAAAGCTCGCACAAGCAGAGGTCCAGCGTAGACGACTTGAAGCTGATCAAAAGGACAAGTATGTGAGACAGCTTGCTCCGTTGGGTATTCGCAATAAGGCTGTCGATACTAAGGATCAAATGAGTGGCACGATCACTCTTAAATGGAATGATGCTGAGAGCTAATATAAGGCTCTGTGAGCGGACTTTGCATAAATGGCACATGTTTGTGCCATGTTTGGTACAGGTTCTGAAGCAGGGCTTTGAGTGAAGCGAGAGAGATAAGGTCAATGATGATGCGGGATAGAGAGATTGGACTGGCTGAAATGACACATATAGTAAGTGCTGTGTGGCAGTGGTCTCGCGCACGAGGCTTGAAGGCATGAAGAGATCCGACAACCATGCCCTCCGATTTAACATAATCTACGTTATGCGACACGGACGTTCTAGGATTCATGCGGGTTCCAGCCTTTCGATCGCACCGTTCAGCTACCGATCGGCCACGATCGACACCCGGTCGCAAAAGAAAATTGGACCGACCCAGTCCCCGCCAGACGCCGCGCCGATACATAGCGTATAACTCACCTGTACAGGAGTGTCTTACATTGACTGAGATCCACATTCCATATAGCCCAAGGCCACTGCAGAGAAAACTCCATGACGCTCTTCGCGATAAACGATGGGGTGTCGTAGTGTGTCATCGTCGATTTGGCAAAACGGTCATGGCGATCAACCATTTGCTTCGTGACGCGATCTTGACGGACAAGGCGAACCCCAGGTATGCGTACATTGCGCCGACGTACAGGCAGGCTAAGAACGTGGCCTGGGACTATTTAAAGCAGTTTGGGGGCGCGATCCCTATGGTGAGGTTTCATGAGACCGAATTACGTTGCGATTTGCCAAATGGCGCTCGGATTCAATTGCTCGGCGCGGAGAACCCTGATTCGCTTCGTGGCATTTACCTTGATGGAGCCGTGCTCGACGAGATGGCAGACATGCCGGAGTCCTTGTTTCCGGAAATTATTAGACCTGCGTTATCAGATCGTAAGGGGTGGGCCGTCTTCATTGGGACGCCCCGTGGTCATAATGCGTTCTTTGAACTGTATGAAGCCGCCACTGGACAGCAAGATTGGTTCACGCAGGTATATAAGGCCAGCCAGACTGGGATCTTGGACGACGAGGAACTATCAGCCGCCCAAGCAATGATGTCGCATGATCAGTTTGAACAAGAGTTTGAGTGCTCATGGGTTGCAAACGTGCCGGGGGCTATTTTCGGGAAAGAGTTACAGGAGGCCCAGGAGAAGGGGCGCATCACTGAGATACCTTACGATGAGGGTTACCGGGTTGATACCTGGTGGGATTTGGGGGTTGGAGACTCGACCGCTGTCTGGTTTACCCAAACGATTGGGCGAGCTATCTATGTAATTGATTTCTACGAAAACCGGAATGAGGGCTTGCCGCATTACGCTGGGGTGCTTCAACAGAAGGGATATCTTTACGGGACGCACAATGCCCCGCATGATATTGAGGTCAGGGAACTTGGGTCCGGGAAGTCCAGACGAGAGATTGCTTACGACCTTGGGATTAATTTCCGGGTTGTTCCGAAGCTTCCTTTGGAGGATGGAATCCATGCGGCTCAATTGTTGCTGGCTAGATGCTCATTCGACCGGGCAAGGTGTAAGGAAGGCCTGGAGTGTTTACGCCACTACCACCGGGCTTATAATGAGAAGGCTCGATCGTTCCGGGCAACGCCGGTACATGATTGGAGTTCCCACGGTGCCGATGCCTTTAGGTATCTTGCCGTAGGGTTGCGAGAAAGTAGACAATACGAGCGTCCGCCGCAAATGATCGCGGACTCAAACTATAATCCACTAGGAGTTAGTCTGTAATGGGTAAGATCATCAATCAAATTGGCCGAGAAGTCGGCAAGCTGTTCGGTGTGGATATGAGCGTCCCCGATCTTCCTCCCCCACCTCCAGCGCCGCCAGTCACGCCAAGAGAGGCGATTGACCCAGCGAAATCTGTTAGCGCAGGGACGAAGAAAAAAGTTGCCGCCAGGAAAAACAGAAGTGGGACGGTCCGCACTTCAACGCGAGGCGTGACCAGCGATGAAGCGATTGTCTATAAATCTTTGCTATCAGGAAGCGACAAAGCCGAATGATACGACCTCTTCTGCGGGCTGATGAGCATGAGGCTGATAGGCTGTTCGACCTGATGGTTGATATGGACTATCCGCATATTGCCGATCATGAGGACAAGCTTGAGTACGCAGTGATGTTTCGTTGCATGAATGAAGATGCGACAGCAGGGTATTTCTGGTTTTATCGTTTAGAGGAATTCCATGACAAGTACGCGATGCATGCGATTGTCAAGCCAGAATACCAGTCTCGGTTTTTTTCGCGTACACTCTTGACAACGGTATTCAATTTATTATGGGCTGTTGGTGCAAGTAAGATTGTAGTCGAGTACGACTACCAAGATTTAGCAATTCGGTTAGGTGGATCAGAGACTGACCTTGGTGTAGAGATCAACTTACCGTTTAAATGGAGATCAAGACATGTCAAGAGTAATTCGCAAAGTTGTTAGGAACCCCGTTAAGGCGGTTAAAGAAGTTATCTCAGCGGCTGGTGGGACACCAGACCAACCGGCCCCGGAAGCCCCGAAAGTCGCGGAGCCAACAAAGCCTGCGGTAAAGCCAAAGGAAGCAGTGAAGCCTACGCCATCAACCGGGGCGGTATCCGGTCAATCAGCGGACGCTAGATCTAAAGCCGCACAACGCCGTGGCAGGCGGTCAAATATCATGACTGGATCGCGTGGCGTAAGCGGTAACGTGCAAACCACTAAGAAGACATTGCTCGGAGGCTAGTCATGGATAATCCTCTTGCCCACCATATTTTGCGACAGCTAGGCTCTCTCCAAAGCCAGCGCGAAGTTTGGGAGTCACACTGGCAAGAGATTGCTGATTATGTGGTCCCCAGGAAGGCTGATGTCACGAAGAAGAGAACTTCTGGTGACAAGCGCACCGAGCTAATCTTTGACTCTACCGCGATTCATGCCGCTGAATTATTATCTGCGTCTCTTCATGGGATGCTCACAAATGCATCAACTAAGTGGTTCTCTTTAAGATTCCGTGACAAAGAACTCAACGGAAACGACGAAGCAAAGGAATGGCTTGAGTCTGCTGAAGACACAATGTATGCGGCGTTTGCCCGCTCTAATTTCCAAGAACAGGTCCATGAGCTTTATCATGACTTGATCACATTTGGGACAGGCGTGATGTTTATTGCGTCTGACAAAGAGCAAACACTGCGTTTCCAGACTAGGCATTGCTCTGAAGTCTACCTATCTGAGGATGCGAATGGCCGAGTTGACACAGTGTTCCGTAAGTTCAAGATGCCCGCCAAAGCAGTCATCGAGCGATTTGGAGACGGGGTTAGCCAGAAAATTATAGACAAGGCGAAAGTAAACCCTTACGAAATGCTGACTCTGGTGCATGCGGTGTACCCCAGGTCTGACAGAGACCCTAAGTTACTGACATCTCAGAACAAGCCTTTTGCGTCGGTTTATATTGACCCGGACTCCAAGGTGGTGCTGAGTGAGTCTGGCTTTGATGAGTTGCCTTATGTCGCGCCTCGCTTCTTGAAAGCATCGTTTGAGATTGGGTACGGTCGATCACCTGCAATGACGGCTCTCCCAGATATCAAAATGCTTAACAAGATGTCTGAAGTTACAATCCGCGCGGCCCAGAAACAGGTTGATCCACCGCTAATGGTCCCAGATGATGGATACATGTTGCCGATTCGGACTGTACCTGGGGGCCTAAACTTCTATCGCTCAGGCACTCGTGATCGGATTGAGCCTCTCAACACTGGCGCAAATACCCCGCTGGGCTTGAGCATGGAAGAACAACGCCGGAATGCAATCCGCTCTGCGTTTTACGTGGACCAGCTAACTCTTTCACAGGGTCCACAGATGACTGCGACAGAGGTCATCCAGAGAACCGAAGAGAAAATGCGGTTACTTGGGCCAGTTCTTGGGCGCTTGCAGGCAGAAATGTTGCAACCGATGATTCAACGGTGCTTCCAAATTATTGCGAAACAAAAACTGTTTAATGTCGCTCCGGACATTTTGCGTAACGTAGATATCGATATTGAGTATGTGTCGCCAATTGCCAAAGCGCAGAGGCAGGGAGACGTTCGCGACGCGCTACAACTCCTAGAGTTACTGTCTCCGTTAGCTCAACTAGACCAAAGTGTTATTGACTATGTTGACGCAGATGGTATGGCGAAATATCTGATGCAAACTTTGTCTGTCCCTGCGACAACTGTTCGCGGAGAAACAGAAGTTGCACAGCGCAGAGAAGAGCGGAAGCAGATGGAACAGCAAATGATGGAACAGCAACAAATGATGGCTGAAGCGCAAGCGATGGGCCAAGCCGCTCCAGGCATGAAGCTTATACAAGGTGGCGCTGAGTGAAAGAGCTTGAAGATCTTAGAAACAGTTATCGGTTAATTTTTGGCGCTAATGACGGGGAAACTGTTTTAGCAGACTTGCAAGCACGTTTTCATTGCCACTCCCCGTCATTTTCTCCAGACTCTCACGAAACAGCCTTTAGAGAAGGCCAGCGATCTGTCGTGCTGTTTATACAAAATATGCTGGTAAAACAAACACTTAATGGTCAATCATTAGAAGGATATCAAGACAATGTCGGAAGAACAGGTAGCTGAAGTCCCTGAAGAAGGGGTAGCTCAGTCTGTCGAGACTGGGGATTGGAGATCATCCATTCCAGAAGAAATTCGCGAGCATCGTTCGTTATCTACGATCCCGGATGTTGGTGCGCTTGCAAAATCATATGTGCATGCACAGCAAATGATCGGAGCAGATAAGGTTGTCATACCTAGCGAAGGCGCAAGCGATGAGCAATGGAATGAATTTTTCGCAAAGGTTGGCAGGCCTGCTGACCCTGATGGATATCAAATCCAGGCATCGGACGGCGATATCCCGGAAATGGTTGATTGGTATAGAAAAACTGCGCATGAGCTTGGGTTAAATGACCGGCAGGCTACGGAGTTGTTTGCTCGATACAGCGAGTTTGCGCAGAGCATGAATGCTTCTGGCGAAGTTAACCGAGAGCAATTCATTGCCCAGGCGGAAGCGGATCTTCGAGCGGAGTTTGGTCCAGCTTTTGACGAGCGACTAGATAATGGCCGGGCAATTGTGGAGCAATTCTCTGATCCAGGAATTATGGAAATGCAGATGGCCGACGGCACTTTGCTGGGAGATAACCCTGAATTTATCCGGATGGTTATGCACGTTGGAGAGTTTATTTCTTCCAGGATGGGCGAAGACCAGCTTGAAGGAATGAAGGTATCTAATGCCATGACTGTGCAAGATGCGCAGGAAGAACTTGCGAAGATAAGGAGAGAAGGTTCTCCTTTCTGGAAGAGCAACGACCCAGAGCATGATGCTTATGTGCGTCGAGGCCTGGAACTGCAAGAGATGATTCATGGATGATAGAGAGTTTAAACTTGAAGTTTTACGGGTTACACTAAGTTATAGCTCTATGAGCCAACAAAGGAATATCCTTGAAGAGGCTCAGAAAAACCTTGACTGGTGCTGTGCTCCGATTGACAAGCCAGTGGCCCGATCGGCTAAAGCACTAGCTAAGAGTGAGTTGAATCAGGATAAGCGTTAAGCCCCTGTCGGAAGCAGAATCCGGAATCTGCACGTTATCGTCCCGTGGTACGGGGTAGCGAGTTGATTATTATTTTTTGCAACTGAATAGGAGAGACGCTATGTCTAACCAAATCACTACTGCATTCGTGCAACAGTTCAGCAGTAACGTACAACTGCTGTCCCAACAGCGCGGGTCTATCCTGCGTGGGGCTGTCTCTGAAGAATCAGTGACAGGTGAAAAAGCTTTCTTTGATCAGATTGGTGCATCTGCGGCTGTGAAGCGTACTTCACGCCACGGCGACACTCCGATCGTTGAGACTCCACATTCACGCCGTATGGTCACTATGGACTCATACGAGTGGGCGGATCTCATCGATGACGCTGACAAAGTTCGCATGCTGATCGATCCTACGTCTACCTACGCGCAAGCGGCGGCGGCGGCGATGGGACGCGCAATGGATGATGCAATCATCGACGCGGCCATTGGTACTGCTAAGACAGGTAAGACTGGGGCAACAAGCCAGGCAATGCTTTCTGGGCATCAAATTGCAAACGGCGGGGCTGACCTGTCTCTTGCAAAACTCATTGAGACAAAGAAGATTTTGGATTTGGCTTCTGTCGATCCATCAATTCAGCGTCACATTGTTGTTGGTCCAGACCAAATCGAAGCGTTGTTGAACAGCACAACGGTAACAAGCTCTGATTACAATACAGTCAAGGCTTTGGTCCAAGGTGAGATTAATACCTTCCTGGGCTTCCGTTTCCACGTGTCTACTCGTCTTGCAAAAGCTGGGAACATTCGTTCTTGCTTTGCATTCGCAGAAGATGGAATCAAGCTAGCTGTCGGCAAAGACGTTGTGTCTCGCATCGATGAGCGTTCTGACAAGTCTTACTCTACGCAGGTTTACTACTGCGCTACATTCGGGGCGACTCGCATGGAAGAAGAGAAAGTTGTTCAGATTGACTGTGATGAATCAGCATAAGGAGATATGAATCATGGCGACTGTATATTCTAATGTTCGCACGAACCTTACTCAGAACGACCCATCTGAGTTCGTACAAGCCAATCAGCTTGGTGGCGTAATGCGTGTAGCCCACGCAGAATACGAAGCTTCTGCTTTGGCTAGCGGGGATGACATCGAGATGTTTGCTCTGCCAAACGGTGCTCGCATCTTACATGGCAAGTTATGCCATGATGCAATGGGCGCAGGCACAACCTTGTCTGTAGGCCATGCGGCTTACGTCAACTCAGCCGGGACTACTGTCGCGGCAGATGTTGATGAGTACAAGGCGGCGGCGGCTTCAACTGGAGGGCAGTGTGTTGAGGTAGCCAATACTTTGGCTCTTGGCGCTGGCTCTGAGGTTGACCTCGATGGCGAAGATGCTGACAACTCATTCGTTGTGACAGTAACAATGGGTGGTGCCGCAGGCACCGGCACTGTTGCGCTCACAATGTACTATGTTGTTGACTAAATGAGTCTGGGGGCGGCAACGCCCCCTTCTCTTAAAAGGAGGTTGCATGGCAACTCAAGTTGAGATTTGCAATAGCGCATTGACTCAGATTGGCGCAACCACTATCGCTTCTCTTACAGAGAACAGTAAGAACGCTGAAGTCTGTAACCAACGGTATCATTCTATTAAGCATGCCGTTTTAAGATCGCACCCCTGGAATTTCGCAGTAACTAGAGTTTCGCTCTCTCCTACTGGAGCAACCCCTGCATTTGGCTTTGCAAGTGAGTTTGCTCTCCCTCGCAACTGCCTCCGCGTTTTAAACCTAAGTAAGCTAGATATCCCTCATAGGGTCGAGAAAGACAAGATCCTGTGTGATGAGGGGACCTTAGAGATTATGTATGTCGCAGATGTTTCAGAGAACATGTTCGACGGCCTATTTGAAGAAGCCTTGATTGCTAAGATCGCGGCAGATATTTGCTACCCCATTGTAGGTAGCGTCAATCTTGCGGATTACTTCCGGTCTGTTTACGAAGAGAAACTGAAAGAAGCCAGGTTTGTTGATGCTACCGAAGGCACTCCGGCGAGCATTGATAGTGTTTCTGCGGCAGGCTCACTAGAGGCAGACGTATTTATTAGATCGAGGTTCTGATGGCTAAAGCGAGTCCTATCCAGACTAACTTCACAGCGGGCGAGCTTTCTCCGCGACTAGATGGGCGGACCGATGTAGCTAAGTATGACAACGGCTGTAAGACGCTTGAGAACATGTTGGTCCATCCACAGGGCGGCGCAACACGTAGACCTGGAACAAAGTTCATTGGCGAGGTTCAAGATTCGTCTAAAGATCATCGGCTAATCCCATTTGAGTTTAATGTTGATCAAACTTATGCCGTTGAGTTTGGGGACAATCAGGCTCGGTTTGTAACTAACGACGGGTTCCTTGTTGAGACTAAGCAGGTGTATGACACAGATGCGCTCCCTTCTGTTGGGTTCGGAGTTGTTGATAGCTCGGTTTCTGATGTTCGGATTATCTGGGATGATGATGGCGAGAACGTCTTTTTCTACAAAACTACCGAGGAGAAAACGGGTAGCACTCATACGTTGGAAATTGTTGTTCGTCAGTACGAAACTGTAGGATTTTCACTATTTGGCGCCAAGCTCAAGGCAGAAAAAACTTTTAATTTACCGGACAGGTACTCTTCTAATGTTCCAGAGGGCGAGAGACGTTTTCACTGTGGTATCGGGTTCATTGATGGCAACAGGCCCGCTGACAAACACTTTTACGTGTGGGATGGGATACCAGACGCTGACATCACAGCGCAAAGTACGTCGCACACAGATTGCAATATTTGGGTTGATTACAACACTGGTTATGACATATCGGGTGTTGATGAGGATTTGACAGCCGCAACATGGTTTAATTATGAGTTAGGTGCCAGCCAAACAACTAACCGTTATCCGATCCCTATCTCAGGGCTTGCGTTTACCCCGCATTTTAAATCGGTGATTCCTGGGCAAGAATACAATGAGTCAACCCAAAGCTGGGCCTCAAGTAAATTTTATCGGATGAATGACTATAACAACATAGACAATGTTGTTGTGCATTTACAAGATGATGATGGTGAACATGGAAGACTGCACGTAATTGTCAGCAACTTGATTGAGGCTGGACAGACAGTTAACTCTATCGTTACCGCCGGAGGCTATTTGATTCACATAAACACGTGGAATTCCTCAAGTGGCGGGCCAGACTTTTCAAAAGATTGCTTTACTGAATTTCCATATTCCAATGTTACCAATGATAATTACACCTTTTCTGAAGATCCATTTGAAGATTTAATCACTGATCCAGGATTCATTACGGGGCTTCAAGTTGTTGCAGGGAATAATTACTGGCTAGCCGACGCCAATGGCAACTACGCGCATACCGCTGATTTTGTCGATGCTGGAAGTGGTTACAATACTGATGGCACCCGGTACATATCTTCTCAAGACCCAAGTCTTTTGGATTTGCCTCGGCATATGCAGAACCCGTCTTACATGTTTATTACTACGCATCTTTCTGAGGATGGGAAGCGGGTTGCGCTTGTGACTGGAACTCAGACTTTCAGTTATTTTTCGGGGACTAACAACACATCCGCATGGGTTTTTGGTCCGATTGCTGGTTCCGATGACACTACATTTAAGACTGTTCAGTATGCGGCCTTTGCTCTTTCTGAGTTAGAAGATCTTGCCTCTCCATCTGCGACAAGCGATTGGGGCTGTATAGGTTCTTGGATGCAGGCAGATGGCAAAAGGATGTGGTTCAACGACGGCAGTGTGTCGTCAACTGTATCAAATGTAGCAACCTCAATCCCTTTAAAGTACCCATATCATGTCCTGAAGATTGAGGAGTCTGTAATCCCATCTGGCGCCTCGGGGCTTGAAGTTGATTTCTATGCAGGAACTGACACCATCCCTGGGGGTTCTGGCAGTTATACCTGGGGCTTTGATTTTGAAAATGCAGTTTTGCAATCGTCAAATCCTCTTGCCATTCCGACGCCTTTTTCTGAATCTCAACTTTCTGGTCTTAGGTACGCGCAATCTGCTGACGTATTATTTCTTGCGCACCCGGATGTCCCTCCGCAGGATCTTGTCCGTTACGGGGCGACTCTGTTTTCTTGCCAGCCAACTGTATTTACAAGAGGCCCAATGCAAGATGTGGTCTTTGATGGGACTACACTAACTGCTAGCGGTCGATCGGGATCTGTCACGATTACAGCTTCTGATGGGGTGTTCCGTACAACTGATGTTGATCGACTTGTCAAATTACACGACGGGTACGCAAAGATAACAGCGTTCACATCCGGGACCTCAGTAACGGCAACTGTCATCGAGAATGAAGATGGCCGGACAGAGCTTATGCCGTCTTACACTGCGACGACAATTTCTGCGGTGGAGGGAGATCCCAGCGGGACTGGTCTTTCGCATAACGATCGGTTTGAGGATAGTGCCGGTAAGTTTATTGAAAGGGGCTTCAAAGAAGGCATGCGCATATCCGTAACCGGGTTTACATCGCATGCCAATAATAATGAGGTAGGTGCCTTAATTGTAAGCGTTACTGACGATACAATTCTGATAGCACCTGCGGGAGATTTGACA